CCAGATCGGTGCGATTGTACATTGTACTGCCCACAGAGCGGTCATAATCAGTCGGCAGATCGTAACTCTGTGTGCCGTTGACCGTGTTGAAGGTGTGTTCCTTCAGCAGCACCGGCCAGTTGTTTGAACGCATCAGTTGCTTGCCCTCACGGTTGATGAAGGCAAATAGCTGACGTGCAATGGGGTCTGTGTTGCCAACCACAGTTGACGGACGTTCAAACCCCGTAAAGTCAGCTACTGCTTGGGCTATCGTCAGCAGGCTCATTTGTCACCTCTTCTGCCAAGGTCTGGGCTGCCACAGCCACCTCAACTACCAAGTCTTCTTTTCGCTTTGTCGCTTCAACTTGCAGCTTGGCGATTTTGGCCAACTCAACATATGGCTCACCAATACCTCGCAGCGTTGTTTCTTCAGCAGCAGCAAGCTGCTCAACAGTTTCAATGTCATGCAGTTCAAGCTCTGTCCGGCGCGGCTCTGTCATCCCTGGCAGTTCTGCTAGGCCGGTGCCTTTGGTGCGGGGCTTTTTCTTCTTGCCTTTGTAAGCCTTCCATTCAGCAGGGAAGCGCTGCAAATCTTCTGGTCGGGCTGGGCCTTCCCAGATGTCGCGCATGCCTGCTATTTCAATCCGGCAAAAGTCACGCTTTTGCCCGTTAAGTTCTCGCTCAAAAAAGATGCCTTTTTCGCTCATATCAATCCTCCCGATTGCATAGAAAAAGGGGCGAGTTGCCCCGCCCCTTTGGTTTTACATGGGGAAATCGCAGATGATTTCCTTGTCGCTGATGTCGCCAGCAATGGCACAGACGTTATCTGTTACATCTGCTGACACATCCAGCTTGCCGTCTGCTGAACCAGTTGGCGTCAGCGGATCACCATCAGCGCCTGCTGTCAGGGCTGCATTCATGGTTGCCATGCCCTTGATCTGCACCCAGCAATACTGGCCGTCAGTCGGCGCTGATTGCAGAATGCCTGCACCGATCTCAATTGAATCGGACAGATCAGACGTCACCTTGAACAGCTTGTAGCCATCCAAGGTGTAGTAGTAGGCGGCGTTACCGCTGACGGCTGCCACGCTTCCTGCGCCTGTGTCATACTGGACATATTTGTAGATGCGTGTGCCGCTGGTGTCGTCAATGATTGCGCCAAGCTGACCCAACTGAAACTCAGGAGTGTCAGCGACTGCTGTGGGGTCAATCCCCATTACTGCTGCAATAGCCATTACAGTTCTCCTTCCTTATGTATGGATCACGCCTTGGAGAGCGCGGTTTGAACAGGTCAGGTTTCCTGACCAGAACATTGGCGTCACCATAGCGTCTTGGTTGACGGACATTTTTGCTTCACCTGGAACAAAGTCACGGGATGCTGCTACCTCAAGACGGAGATAGTCAGTGTTCAGCATATACATCCTGTTGGTGTTGCACGCGGAATCAAAGACCACATCGCTGTTCAGATACTGGACACTGGTGAAACCAGAGTTGGCCAGATCGTCACTGGTGATGCGCTGGATGGCCTGAAGGCTACCCAGAAACGCCTTGTAAGCGTTCGTGCCAGCCATGATCAGATCAGGGCTGTCTGCACCACGAACCAGTTGCAGATACATATCATTCATATCTGACTGTACGTTTGAGGTGCTGAACGCCGACGACGTTGCAGTGCTTTGTTTGTTCTGAAAAAAGGTGAACGTACTGGAGTTGATGCCGCCGATTGTCCCAGTGCCGGAATCGGCAACCAGTAGCTGAAGACCACCCACCTCTTTACCAGATGAACCAGTGCCATCTGAATAGATTGATGTGGACAGGCTGTTCATCATCGACTTTTCAAGCACATTGATGCGTGCCTCAAGCAGATTGATGATGGCTTGCTCACCAGAGTTTTTGACTTGCTCCAAGCCAGAGATGGTGACGTTACCAGCCAATTGCTTGTATTCGTAAACAGCGGCTGTCAGTACGTCTGATGGTGAGACATCAAGTGTCTCATAGCCTGAATAAAACTGAACTGTCTTACCAACTACGGCTTTCGCCGCCAGCTTGCGCTGTTTGTGGTCTGGACTTTACCTTTGCCCTCAACTGAATGGTCGGGCATCCCCTGTCAAGTCTCTGCACCTTCCCCTCGCGGGGCTTGGCTCAGGATTAGCATTTTAAAGCCTTCCCTGAATTTAAGGGAGTTTCAGCAACCTATTACTAGGCTGCTAGGCACATTTGTTTACCGTTGTCAGCATATTCAAGTTCACGGACAATATCGCGTCCTGTGACGGACGTTTGATTGCCGTTTTCGCGTAGTCTACGCAGCAACGCATTGTGGTTGCTCACGTTGTCAGAAAGCGTCCGGCTACGATTTCGTAGCGTGGTCGTGACGATTTCTGAAAGATTCGGGCTGGCCATTGGCTAGCTCCTTCCATTTTCCAATTGTCTGATTGACGCCTGTATGGTGTCACGAATAGACGCATTGGCTGGTAGCGCTGGCGCGGCTGGTGTTGCACTGCCTCTGACTTTTGACCTGGCTGCTTTCTTCGCCTTTTTGACCGCCTCTGTCTTCACATTGTCTTGCGACTGTGCGGCGGCCATTGCCTTGACTTGCTCTTGACGCAGTTCAGGATCGGCATAGACCGCCATCTCATACGCTGTGTTCAAGTCTTTGGCATTTTCAGAACTGATCAGCGTTCCCATGACGCCCCGCACTCTTTCAAAGTGTGGGTGCTTGGGATTGCCGTTTGCATCAGTTTCTGCTGCGAATTGGTCAATCAGTGACTGCGTGCTGGCCTGTACCTGGCTCTGCTGCTGTGTCTGTTGATTCTGTATAAAGCCAGTTAGCTGGGCAACTTGTTGCTGCAACTGCTTTACTTGCGGGTCTGCATATTCATCCTCAAGTGCTGGGTCGTTACCGACTGCACCCACATCCACGCCATACTGGTTGGCCAACCAGGCAATGGCGTTTTGAGGGTCTTTTCGCAGATAGTCATGGGCAGCAAGCAGTTGCCTAACTGCTGCCACCTCATCCATACCAGCACGCTCAAAGTCTGCTTTGTGCGGCTGCATGATCTCGTCAAACGCTTCCTGTCGCTTCCTGTATTTAGCGATGTCCTGCGTTTTGCGTGTATAGTCGCCTTCTAGGTCTTTATAGCGCTCCATGAACATATGCTGTGCAGCAGGCTCAAGCGCTTCGAACTTTCCGGCAAAATCTTTGGGCCAATGATTAGGCGCGGCCAGCGCCTCTAGTTCATCTTCTTCAGCTTCCGCTTCATCTGATTCATCAACCTCTGCATCCGGCTCATCAGGCTGTTCATCTGTCTGATCATCTGGCTCTGGAGCCTCTGGTAAGGTATCAGTCTCCTCAACCTCATCGGCTTCACCTTCAAATGACTGGAGAGTTTTTGCCAGTGTTTCGGCTACGGTTTCGGGCCTTGCTGGCTCCGCTGCTGGGGTCGTGGCCTCAACTTCAGGAGTGCTATCAAGCTGCATTTGTTTTGTCCTTTAATCCAGTAAGTGGTTTTGCTCGTTGCCGACCTCGACAAAGTTGTTGCGCCGCAAAAACTCGCGGTGCTGTGAACGGCTGGTGATCCAGCCCCGATCTTTCATATTTTGGTAAGGTTCAATATCCCTCATAATGGAAACGCCGCCCTTTGGGGCGGCGCTTGCTTTGGGAACGATCTTGCCGTCCCGATATACATATGTGGTCATCTCATCAGCATCCCTGCCGCCATCTGGCGCATCTGTGCATCCATCTTGCGGCGCGGCTTTTGAAAGGTGCCGATGGCCTGCATGATTTCTGGAAATATTTTGTTCATCACGCCAGCCAACGGGCTATCCAGCGCCTCGCGAATGATTTCCTTCTCTTGCTCCGACAACGCCTGAAAGGCTTGGTCAGCGCGATCCATGTCTATTTCAATCATGCAAAATCTCTAGGGTTGCCAAACAGGTTTAGATTTGGTGCGGCCTGGTCAGGCATGGTCATGCCGCGGGTTTGCAGCAGATCAACCAAGGTGCCGCCTGCATAGCCATATGGCTGAAACAGATTGCCTGCGCCGCTGTAGAGGTAGAACGGGTTACGCAGATAATTGATTGCCAGATCGTCAATCTGTTCTGGCGTGGTCGTGCCTGGGTCAACCGGCTCTGGTGCCTGTGTTGGCATAGGGCTATCATCAGTGTCCTCGCTGGACATTGTGCCGGTGTTGCCACGCACCAGATTCTGGAACGGCCCAACATAATTAGGGTCTGGCACACCGCTATAGACGACGCCACCAAACGAATTCATGCTCAGTGTGCCTGGGCCAGCTTGCACGCCAGTTACAGCACCTGTATTCGGATCAACGGTGCCGGTTCCTGTTTCCCGTGCCATCCGTTGCAATGTTCCAACCTTGAACGCAGCCGCATCAGCGGGGTCTGCTGATCCAGTCAGGCCACCCAAAAGCGCCACAGCTGGAAATTGAGCGGTGCCAGGTGCGGTGCCGCCGTAAAGTTCATCATACGCATCAGCAAAGAACCCGCTTGCAGGATCGTTACGCCCAGCAGCACCAGGCACGCTGTCAAGGATTTCACGATCAATGCCTCTGGCAATGGATTCGTTGGCTGCGTTTTCAATAAGCTGGCGTGCCATTTCAGCGCTGTCATTGACTGGTGGCGGCGCTGCTGAAACGGTGGCTGGCGCAGCAACCGGCGGGTTCACCAGGTTTGCAACCATGTTTGCAACTCGCGCACCGGCAGCGGGGTCTGCTGGGCCTCCACTTACCGCATTACCACTTGCGCCAACAAAAGTGCTGGGTGGTGGGGGATTGATTTCTGGTGAAGGCACAAAGGGCTGGCGTGTCGGTGCTGGCGACGATGTTGTTCTACCGCGCTCACGCTCAACTTGCGTAGGCGGCGGGATGTTCGGCTCATTGTCTTCTGGTGGCAAAATCTGACGCGAGGCATCAATGACATTAGTTGTGCCGCGTACCAAGGGGCGTCCACGCGCATCTGTCTGTGCCGGCGTTGCTGTCTGACGCGCATCATCGGCAGCACTGCCACCGTTGCTGCCACCGTCGCCGTCATAGCAGATGCGATTTTCTATCAGGTAAGACCGAAGCATTGCTTGCCCTTTCTTGATCTGAAGCCCCTGCATTCCACGCCTTTGCCTAAGACAGACCGCAAATGCTCCCTGCCCTCGCGCACCATTTGGCCGACACCGCCCCAAGGCGCTATGAAATCAACTATCCACAGACGGTCCCCAGCGTTCCAATCGTCAGGCTGCAGCTTTCTGGTTCGCTCAACATAGCCCTGTTCAATCTCTTCATTGAACAAGCCCCAAGTTACAAACCCGATCGGCTGATGTTCTACTTGCCAGATGCGAAACTGCTGGAGTGCTACCGGCGGGATGATCAGCCTATGAACGTCTTCTATCGTCCAGTTGCAGTGCTGATCGCTCTGGCCCATAAGCCAGGTGATTTTGCCGACGGCTTCAGTGTTCTTCATCCGTTTGTCACCACTTTGGCAGCGTCAATCTCCAGCTTTTGCTGCTTGAATGCTGCGTCCTGTGCTGCCTTCTGCTGATCAAGCTCAAGGCGTGCAACCTTCACTTGTGCATCTGCTGCTGCCTGCTGCGTCTGCGCCTGAACCTTGGCGGCTTCGACCTCTACCAGCTTGTCTGTCGGGCTTGGGCCTGATTGCGGTGCCTGAATGCTCTCAAGGCTTTCTTCTAAGTCGCGTGCGCCTGGAAAGGCCCGTGCTGCAAACAGCAGCATTTGCTTTGCCTGATCAAAGCCCACTGCGCCTGATGCCACCATTGGCCCGATGGCTTGCAGAAACTGCACGGCAGCGGTCAGGAACTCTGTGCGGCTGCGTTGCTCTGATGCGCTGTCCATTGCGCCAGATTCTTCAGTATCAACAGAAATCCTGTAAGAGCGCAGGCGCTCATCACGCATGACTGCGACCACCTCTGGCGATATGTTGATGCCGGTGATGCGAGAGAGCAGTGACGGCTCAAGGTTTTCA